GGGAAATATCGTTGACCACCTGAAGTTAAATGGTGCAGGCAATGTCATTGCTTGCGAGAATGACCCTAATATCAGAAAGCTGCTAAACGGCAAGTGTGAGATAATCGCAGATGACTTCCTGACGGTGACATCAGATATGGTTAGCCACGTTGACTACATCATTATCAACACTCCATTTTCTCATGGCGAAAAGCATATTCTCCACGCTTGGGAAATCGCTCCTGCAGGATGCGTCATCATCGCCCTCAGCAACAGCAGCGTGTTTGAAACGTGGAGAACAGAGAGCAGAACATTGAGGGAGACCGTGCAACTATACGGCAATTCTGAATACCTCGGCAATGTGTTCAAGAACTCTGAAAGAACAACCGACGTCAGCGTGTCATTAATCAAGCTGTATAAAGAAGGTGCCGGCGACAACGAGTTTGAAGGATATTTCTTCTCATCTGTTGACGAGGATGCCGCAAACCACAATCAACAGGAAGGCATTATGAGCTATAATGTAATCCGTGACCTCGTGAACCGCTACGTCTCAGCAGTGAAGCTGTTTGATGAAACAATGGCAGCCACCAAGCTCATCAATGACACCGCCCGCTATGTTGACTTTACAACCGATGCGGAAGGGAACACGCATAAGAAGTCTTACGACTATCTTCCTATCAAGTTCGGAGCCACAACAGGACATGAGTGCCAAACAGGAGTGACCCATGAGCAGTACAAGAAGGCACTGCAAAAGTACTACTGGCAAATCATCTTCGATAAGCTGGATATGAAGAAGTATGCCACTAAGAAGTTGAAGGAGCAGATAAACAAGTTTATTGAGCAGCAGCAGAATATACCATTTACAATGGGCAACATCTACCGAGTCATCGATATTGTGGTCCAGACCCACGGACAACGTATGCAGAACGCGCTGCAGGAGGCTTTCGACCTCATCTGCTCATTCTCCGCAGAGAACAGCACGGCTGGCGAGAAATGGAAGACAAATGCCAACTATATGGTCAACAAGAAATTCATCGTACCATTTATGTGCTCGACAGATGCTTACTACTGGAAATATAGCAATAGTTTGCATTTAGCATATAGTTCTAACGAGAACAGCCTGAGTGATGTAAACAAGGCATTGTGCTACATCACTGGTACCGATTTCGATACCGTAGGTACTTTGAATGAAGCAGTCAATAAGTTGTCTCCAGACTACGGCGAATGGTTCGAGTGGGGCTTCTTCCGTTGCAAGGGATATAAGAAGGGCACGATGCACTTCCAGTTCCTCAGCGAAGATGTCTGGATGAAGTTCAATATGAGGGTCGCCGAGTTGAGAGGTTGGACCCTCCCCAAGAAATCAGAGAAGAAACGTAAATAATAACATAAAAGAACAGCTATGAATACAGATTACATTATCAAGAAAGAAATGCAGATGTACCGCAGGAAGCTTGCAAAGCAAGGTCTGAGCGACGAAGAGATAGACAAGAAGTGTGAAGATTACTACGACCACCTCCAGGGAGAGTGTGGCGAGTATGGCAGTGCCTGCTACAAGTCCATGCACGGCGAATAATGTATAATCCGCATTGTTGACGATATGAATACAATAGACTTGAGAATTGGTAATCATGTCATTGCTGACGGGAAGGTCGTTAAGATATGCGCCATAATGCCACTCAAGATAGGCTACCGTACGAACCCGAGTCATATTGGGTACAGGTATTTATCAGACTGCCACCCAATCATGTTGACAGATGAGTTACTGGAACGGTTAGGCTTTATCCTTATTGGTGATCGCTTTGTGAAGTCGGTTACTCTGCCTGACTTCATATACATCGAGAAGATTAACATGGTTGAGTACCAGTTATGCACGAATACCTTAAATTATCGAATGAAGAAGAAAATAGAATACCTGCATGAGTTGGAGACTTATTACAGGCTTTTCACTAATACAGAACTTAAAATAAATGAATTATGAACGATGACAAATTGTTCCATGTCGCTAACGGGTACGCAGCAGCTTATTGCGAAGATCATCATTGTCTTGAAATGTTCTTCTAAGTATCGAAAGGTGCTCAGCCTATTATCAAGAAGACAATTGAAGTCTATCTCGGTATTTCCTGGCACGATGTAAATGAAATGCCCGACGACCACGATGACATCATCGTACGTTGCAAGAATGGGGAAACCTACATTTCTAAATTCACGTCACATACAGAGTGGATTACAGAATTGGTACGAAACAAAGCTGTTATATGGGCATACGTTGGTGACATCCTGCCCGCAAGAAGAAATGGGGATTGGTTCGTAAACATAAAAGAATAGATATGAAAAGACTAATAGACGCAATCATTAAGAAGTGGTTTTGCTGCCACGAGTGGAAAGAAATCGGACGCCGTAATGTAGTGGTAGAACACGACTTCGGAGAGTCCAGATACACCGTCATCCACTATGTCTGCACCAAGTGCGGACGTTTCAAGAAGCGCAAGAGTAATTAACAATTAAAATATACGACTATGTTCAAAACAAAATTTGAAGCACACTACGACCATAACGAGAAATATTGGGTAGTAATATACAGGAAATGGGGTGAGAGAAAATGGAATATCCTTGCCGCAAATGGTGATCCATATAAGTTTGCAAACGAGAACGCTGCGGAGTATATGGTCAAATGCTTGGAGGAGGCAGGGGTATGAGCAACGAAATAGAGATAAGTTTTCACGTTACAAACATTCCTTGTCCCGAAGAGTATTATATGGGAGTGAACGCAAGCTATAACGCTTATTCGGTATTTATTCCGAGAGACGCTTTTCCAAAGGAGTTATTGGACGTGATAGACAACGGCGAGAAGAACAAAGCGATAACATCAATAGCAATTCATAGACAATGAAAAAGATAATGTTCAATGACTTGTATAGTCTTACCTTAGCCGTACTAAAGAAGCTGAAAAAGAAGACGCGTCGCTCATTACCACAAAATGAGGGAGAGAGGATTAATGCGTTCCAGCAAGAATACTACGAAGCATCTTTAGATTGGCTGGAGGGTAAAGACCTACTTGAGGCTTATTACCTTGTAAACCATAAGGAGCGCTTGCCCTTCAAGGTCGGCGACATCGTTGCGATTGCGCAAAACTACGAGGCTGCAGGATATGAGCCAGGAAGGAACATCCATAACTCCAAAACAGGATATGATGAGCGTGCAGACAGTTTGGCAGGTTGGAGTAACAAGATGTTTGTCAGTGCTGACCTAATGCCCCACCACATCAAGATTACCGATATTCAAATAGAACTTCTGCAGGATATATCCAACGAGGATTGTCTGGCAGAGGGCATTTATCCATGCAAGGGCACGCTAAAGGGCTTATACACCTACGATAATGCGCCAACGTACTATGAGACTCCGCGCAAGGCGTTTGCGAGCCTCATCGACAAAATATCAGGCAAGGGGACATGGGAGAGCAATCCCTATGTGCTCGTCTATTCGTTTGAATTTGTAAATTAATGAGATTATGATTATCAACATCACACAACATTGCACATTGCGCTGCCCACACTGCATGCAGAATGCGTGTCCTGAGCGCACAGAAATGATGAGCAAGGAAGTATTTATCCAAGCGATGCAGTTCGCCAAGGGCATAGGTTCCCAAATGGTTCTGCTGTCTGGAGGCGAGCCTACGACACATCCATTGTTCTTTGAATTTCTGCAGCTTGCTCTCGACAACTTCATATCGGTATCTGTATTATCAAATGGCACTTTTATCAGAGACCATGCCTTTACAGAAAAGTTCGCAAGTATGGTAGCTGACAGAAATGGCTTCTTCCTGCAAATCTCATCCTTCAAAGGATTGTATGCTAACTATGACGAGGTTCACAAGCCTCATCTTAAAGCCTGGAAGCTGTTTGGCAAGAAAGTCTTTATATCTGATGAGGTCACAGACGAAATACAGATGAAACCTCTCGGACGTGCATGTAGTGGGGAATGGCACGATGAAGCGAAGCGTGTAAACGGCTTCCCCTCCTGTATCAATGCCGCATTGGTTATGGCTCAGTTGGTAGGCGACCTCAAGAACAAGATAGGAGCAGTGCTGGAGTTTCATCATCGTTTTTGCCTACCTATCGTCAGTTGGGACGGAAGCATCCGTCTCGGGGAGTCTGAGCAGTGCAAGGTCGTAGCCAACGTGTCGGAGCCTCTGCGTGACATCAATGAGAAGATGATCGCCTTCCGTCCGTGTGGTGGTTGTGACTCATTCAAGTGGCATCTGAGTAATCCGAAGACAGAGAATGAAAGGACCGTGCATAAGATATTGTATAACGCAAATGAGCGAGTCATCACGATGCGCGCTCGGAGTCATCAAGCAATATTTGCTGAAATTGAAAGCCTGTTACAAGAGAAAGGAGTAAGCAATGGACAAAGTAACATTTATGGGAATAGAGAATTTGTGGCCAGACCCGATAGAAGAACATTGTGTTTGTTCCGTTGATATAGCCGAGGGCGAGAGCAAGGAGATTGTTTACTATCCATACGGCTATCCAACTGGAGAGAAAGGAGGTAAGATATGAGAGAAATAAAGTTTAGAGGGAAATCCCGAAAGACTGGAGAATGGTTCTATGGCAATCTGTTCGATAAAGACAGTCGTGGTAACACACATATATCCACAACGAGGAAAGGCTGTATAGATGTCGATCCCGACACCGTAGGGCAATTCACAGGCTTGCACGACATGTATGGTGAAGATATTTACGAGGGTGATATACTTCGTTTGAAAAAAGAAGATTGTCTTGTCGTAGTTGGTTTTAATGATGCAAAAGGATTGTTTGGTATTCGTTTTAGTTTTGAATATCGTATAGGCGAGAAGCCGTTAGGGTGGTGGTTAACGAACCATGACTTTGAGCTTGTTGGCAACCGTTTCGACAATCCCGAACTATTGAAAGGAGGTTACGTATGACTTTCACACAACCGTGCTTTATCCGCAGGAACACTGCGGAGTTGAGAAAGAAGTTGGAGGAGTTGGGGTATTCAGACGAGACGACAAGAGGGAAAAGCCACAAAAGTACTTGTCTTTCGTTGAAATGGGACTGTTATTGGAACTTCGGGGAAGCCGACATGGTAGTTGCTGACGGTTCTTTCGGTATCGACTGCGGCACCAACGAGGAATTGTTTCTCGCCCTTGCAGCGTTGAGGGAGGACACTGACAAAGGACAATGGTTTTGTGATGATAATGGTCTGTGGGAGCAAACTCACAGCGATTTACCCTCACGATACATGCAGATGCACGGACACAAGGCAACCGTGCCGGAGATTTTGAAACATTTCAATGGAACCACAAATTGAGCACTCTATTGGTGATCGCTTCCTGTGCGGTGAAATTGTTCTGGAGGTCATCCCGAGTAAGGATGACGGCTGCACTGGCTGCTACTTCAAATACGGTCACTACTGCGGCGTGGACCTTACGATACTACGAACTATCGGTATGTGTTCCGCCGACGCAAGGAGCGACCACCAAGGAGTAATATTCAAGAAAGCATAATACAATCGATATGAAAGAAAATATAGAAGCATTAGATGATTTCCCTGCAGATGCCGCCAGCTGCGCAAACTGTACCCGAAAAGCAGGGTTGTGTCCTCGTCGGAACAAGTCCAAATATCCCCATGGTTATCTTCATAATTATTTTACGGGAGAAATATCCGGAGTGATAATGAAGTGTGCAAACTATACAGGAAAATATATGAAGAAGCCTATGCAGCTCGATATTAATTTTTCCGAAAAAACTTGCTTAAAAATTTGCATATTTGATAAGTTTTGAGTACCTTTGTTATAGCAAATAAGATAAGTACAAACAATAAAAAAGTTCAAAACTATGGCAACAATGGTATCAAACAGCAAGAATGCGAGCAAGAGCTTAGTAATGAAGTCTGCATGGTCTATCTTCAAGAACGGCGAAGTTAAGAGTTTCGGTGACGCAATGAGAATGGCGTGGAAGGCTATCAAGTTGAGAATAGCAATGGCAAAAGGCGTTGTGAAGTTCCAGTATCGCAAGGCATCTGGCGAGGTTCGCACTGCATTTGGAACTATCAAGTCTGACTTGGTTAATTACACCTACAGGAATAGCAACCGCAAGCCCTGTTACCGAGTAATGGCATACTGGGATGTGCAGGTGCAGATGTTCCGCTCGTTTTCAATCGCACATTTAATCTAATATGGGAGATAGCACTATGGTACAGAAAGTAAAACAGAAATATTATGCAATGGGATATAGCCTCATGGCTGGTCTGCTTGTCGATGAGACATTGAAGCCAAAGCTGGAGTCTATTCTAAATAAGTGCGCAGATGAGCTGAGGACTCTTATTAAAGAGAACAAGGACCATATCTTAGATACAGATACGATGTCAGTCTATCCCAACGGAAAACTAACATTCGTCAATATCTCCGCTCCCAAAGGTCTTTTTGAGCCTGGTATAGACTCGAAGATTAGACTTCTGGAGCACGCCTTCACCGTCAGCGAGGTCGGAGACGTCTTTAAGTCCGACAAGAAATACTCTGACGAGGTAAAAGCTAAAGTTCAGCGAATGCTTGAAGATTTACGTATTGACAAAAAAACGAAATGACCATGGCAACGGGTAATCTGATTTTGACATCCAGCCAAATAAGCAAGATGAAGCACGCTGTTGGCTTGAACAACATAAATGTCATATCTGACGGTATGGAGTTCCCAACGTACAGGAATTTCTTCTCGTCGAGAGGCAAAGACCCTGATTGGGAAGAACTGGTGCGTATGGGATATGCGACATGCCAAATCTCAGGTTGGAGTCAGGAGCACGCATACTACCTTAGTCCTGAAGGACTGCGCTGTCTCGGTGGAATAAACAACATCACAATAATAGTAAAATCGTAAAAAGAAAAAGATATGAGCAATCCATGTGATACAACATATAAAGTGACAGGTACACGCAAGGCAGTGGAAAACCTGCGAGACGCATTCGTTTTGACAGCGTTGGGTAGTTCTATTGACATACCTCTCTGCAAGTTGGCAGACCATTACGGCATCAAATACGAGGGTAAGGATGGCGTATCTGTAAGAGGTCACATCTACTACTTTGACTATGATTATGACGAGGAAAACGATACCGCTCTTTTGTCATTCGATACGGAAACGGATTGGTCCTCGTGTGATGAACTTTTCAAGCAAGTAAACAAAGCACTCGGTAACGAGCTATCCATAAGCTGGAGAGCTGTTGAGCCAGGATGCGGTATCTTCTTCACTCACGACGAGGGCAACTACTTCACAGAAGAGTGCTATGTCACAGCCAGTGGAGACACCTTCGGGGAAGATTGCGAGGACTTCTATGACACCGTCGGCGATGCAATCAAAGTTTGGTGTGAAAAAACTGGCATATCGCAGGGTGACAGGTCTGATGAAGAAATGACGGAGTTCATCAACAGCTACGAATATGACGATGATGATACCTGTTTCAATATTAATACCATTCAGTTCGGATAACCATTAAATCAATATAATTATGAGAGAATTAGATACAAACTACGTTTTGAGTGCAGTTAGAACAATTATAAATCAGATTGTCAGCACTACATCACCATTCGTTATCGGCAGCTGGGGCGTATCAGACTATCATCCTTTCAAGTTAGTGCGGAAGATTAACGGCGAAGACGTTCAAATGGCGGCTCTCATCATGAAGGTAAACGGACTTAAGTTTAATGGACTTGTTTACGTCGCCTTGGATGAAGGCAGTGACCTCTACCGCATATATGGCAGGCAAGACGGCCAGTTGTATGGCAAGCAGGATGATAAGTTGAAAGAATACTATCACGACATATCTTTTGCCGAACTGGGCGATACACTTGACACGATGATCGAGACAGGCGATATGTCCACCGAAGAATACCGTCAAGAGGTTAATTACCAAATGAAGGGATGTTGACCATAATACAGAACCAAATAAGAAATAGATATGAAGCACGATGTATCTGAAATGCAGCTGTTCGCTGCGGAACTCCGCAAGGAGCTTAGTTGTCCGGTTGACGGATGCAAGGTAGAGATCGATGTCGTTCGTGATACGGACACAGTAAAAATAAGGGTAAAGTCAAGCCCTGAGAACTCAGACCAGACCACACTATATTGTATGGATGAAGTTGTTGAGTATTGCAAAGCAAATGAGCTGATGAACTACATTTGCGTAGAATATCTACGAAGTGGCGCTGCAATACCAGTAATATACATTTTCTAATTGCTTGCCCTCCTGCGGTTTATACTTCTCTTATTTGCAAATCTGGAGTTTTGAATAAGCAGGAGGAAAGGGACATCTAAATGGTGTCCCTATTTTTTTAGATTTTTTTGCAGAAATCACGAAAAAACTCCCTAAAAAACTTGTATATTTGATAATTTTGATGTATCTTTGTAATAGCAAATAAGATAAGTAACAACATTAAAAAACAGCAATTATGAAGACATTCAAAATTTCAGAAGAGACAATAAAGGCAATCATCGAGTGCATCAACGATACCGAGATTGAGGATGAAGTGACCACAATAGATGAGTCTGAGTTCGAGCAGGACGGCCACCTTATCATCGTCGGATATGAGGTGTATGGAAACTGGAAAGAGGAATTGGAATACCACGATGAGTTTGCATACAACAATATCGAGGACTTGTCTCACTGGGAGTTTGACGAAGCCCGCCTCAACGGCATCACCGTATATGACGAGGACGGCACACAGGTTTCCTTTGACCAGAGTGCTATCACAAGCATTAAGAAAGCTCTTGCAGCATAACATCCTTATTACATTACTACATATTTCTGTTTATTATTTAGTGCGAAACCGTCTGAGACACACGTTTTCAGACGGTTTTTTGTGCTTTTTTACTGCACGTTTGCGTTCACCACTTTGTTTGTGCCATTTCTTCAATCCAGACTTAATAATGACTAACTTTGCAACAAAGTAATAATTATAACTGTTATAAGAAATGGCAAAACTTTGTATTTACAATGAGATAGTAGATGAAGAAACAAAAACCTACTACCAAGATTGGGGCTTCAATACTGTATGCTTCAAGGATATCCACGACTTCCTCGCTTCTATTAAGGATGATGACAACGAGATAGACCTGCGTCTGCATTGCCCTGGTGGTGACTGTATCGAGGGCTGGGCTATTTACGATGCGCTGCGCACATCAGGTAAGAACATCACAGCGACTATTGACGGCGAATGTTCCTCAATGGCAACCATTATCCTTCTTGCTGCCCCGAAGGAGCGTCGTTTTGGCAACAAGAACTCTCGTCTTTGCATTCACAATCCTTCAGTCGCTTATCTCGACTTATGGCCAAGTGAGCGCCTGACAGCAACAGAGTTGGAAAATCTGAAGGCAAAGCTCACTGCCCAGCAGCTCTCTCTCATCGAAGAGCAGAATAAGATCCTCAACATCTATGTAGATCGTACCGGCGCTGACCGTGATACCCTGCAGGCTCTGATGAACGAGGACAAGTATGTGGATATGGACAAAGCCATTGAGCTCGGCTTCATATCTGCTACCGTAGAGCCAAATACTGCATCTAAACATAAATCAAAAGTAATGAAGAAAGTTACAATCGAAAACAGAACTTTAGCGAAACTGCTTTCAATTGCAGGTTTTGCTAAGATTGAGGATGTTAAAGTCCTCGATCAGAAGATTACAGCCGCCGACGGTAGCGAGTTTACCGTTGAGCGTGAGGACGGAGACCCGCAGGTAGGTGATGTCGCCTATCCTAACGGCACTTACACACTTGACGATGGCACAGTCATCGTAATTGACGACGAGGTTATCGAGAGCATCACGCCTGCAGGTGAAGGTGGTGAAGGCGGAGAAGGAGGCGATGATCCCGACGATGTTAAAGCCCTCAAGCAGCAGGTTGCCGACCTGACCGCTAAGGTCGATACACTGACCGCCGAGAACGAGGCTCTGAAGACCGACAAGGCTAATCTCGAAGCAGAGAAAGCCACGTTGGAGCAGCAGGTTGCCGACCTGACCGCCGAGAAGGAGGCTCTTGCCGCAAGCAATGCCACTCTTGAGTCAGAGAAGCAGAGTCTTACCGAGTCACAGAAGAGTGACGATGAGAAGGCTATCCTCGACATCGTTACTAAGGCTGGCGGCAAGGCATGGCTTGATGCTGTTGTCAAGATGAAGTCAACATTCCATGCAGGAAAGCGCGACTTCATTGAGCATCAGGGAAAGGCTGCACCCGAGGGTGAGACCAAGACCCAGAAGATGAAGCGTGAATTGGAAGAGCGCTTCGAGGCTAAGCGTAAGGCAAAGCAGAACTAATCTTCCGTTAATCAAAAACAATTAAACTTTTTAGATAACATGAATTTCGAGCAATTTACAATTGACAATGGTGCGATAAAAGACCTCAACGAGCTTTTGTTCACCTCTTTGTACGATGACCCAGACTACGAGCGTCTCGTCACTCTTGTGACTGGTGTTGAGAACGGCAAGAAATTGGGCTATGTTGACCGTATGGGCGACGTAGGTACCTCAGGCAGAGGTTGTGACCCAGAGTACACAAAGGTAAGCATCACAGGTTTCGAGAAGACTTGGGAGCTTGGTGATTGGGAAATCCCAAAGAGCATTTGCTACAAGGATTTGGAGAACAGCATCGCCAAGTATGGCATGAAGGACGGTACCGAGCGTCAGGACCTTCAGGACACCCCATACTGGGACAAGCTGCTCATCCCTCTGTTGAAGAACGCCATGCGAGACATGATCTGGCGTCTGATGTGGTTCGGCGACAAGGATGCCAAGTACGCTGCTGACGGTGGTAACATCACAGCTGGCGTTGACCTCGGTCTCCTTAACGTATGTAACGGCTTGTGGAAGCGCCTGGAGGCAATCATTGCCGCCAATCCTTCACAGCAGATCCCTGTATCTGCTAACAATCAGGCTACCTACGCACTGCAGAAGACTGCTCTGCGCACCAAAGGTTACACTATTGGCGTTATCGACGACATGCTGTCAGAGGCAGACGGTCGTATCTTCGACAAGGAAGACCACGCTATCTTTATGACCAACTCTATGTTCAAGGCACTGCGCACTGACGTCAAGGACGCAAGCAACTACCAGATGACCACAGAGAAGCTTATGGAGGGCATCCAGATGTCCCAGTATGACGGTCATACTGTCATCATCGTTGACATCTGGGACCGCATGATCCGTAAGTACGAGACAATCGCCGGCGAGGATGGCAACTTCAAGCTGAACTGCCCTCACCGCGCCGTTCTCTGCTCTCCGCAGAACTTGTTCGTCGGCACCAGCGACAAGGACCTCCTTTCTTCACTCACCGTGAAGTTCGACGACCGCAAGCGCGACAACTTCATCTATTCTGCATCTGACCTCGGTACTCTCATCGGAGAGGATGAGTTGGTGCAGGTTGCTATCTAACCATAAAACGTATAGAATATGGATTTGTGTGATTACAATCTTGCTCAGGACATTGCGGGCTCTTGCGAGAACCCGCAAGTCGCTGGCCTCCGCAATACTGGTTATCTCTTCAACTACGATGATGTTGACTGGGATAAGATAGTAAGGAACAAGGACAATCCCAATATCATTGAGACCTTGCTTCTTGCTACTGGTAAGCGAGGCTACAAGGTGGTTGTGCCTGGTAACAATCCTTTCACAGGTACTAAGGCATCCATGACAACGGGTACATATCGTAACAAGTTCACGAAGTCCGCATCTATTGTCGTTCTGAACAGCGGTCCCGACGTTTCCAAGAATGTCATCGACCAGCTTGCTAACGGACGCTTTATTTTCATCTTCGAGAACAAGTACCAAGGTGCTGACCACAAGAACACGTTCGAGATTTATGGTTTCGAGCAGGGACTTGCGGCAAGCGAAATGGAAAACGACAAGTATTCGGAAGATACTGACGGAGGCTGGATCGTTACGCTTGAAGAGACGAACGCTCCCTCAAGTGGTGTGTTCTTCTTCAAGACGGACATCGAGACAACCCGCGCCGCTCTCATGTCGCTTATAACAGGTACAACTGGTGAATGATGTTATGACAAGTTATGACGAGACTCTACAGATTTTGAACGAGATGAGAAGTCGCTTTAGTGTCGGCTTCTCATCTTCGGACAAGATGACGATAGAGAAACTCTACTTGCTCGTTTGCGGTAAGAGGGTACATAATACCGGTTGTAAGGATTGTTATCGCGATGCTTACATTGAAACAGTAACAAAATTAAAAAGATTAGGAAGTATGCCAAATAAATCTAATTATGTACTGAGAGCTGGAGCAATCATCCATCCTCAGGGCACAAGCAAGTTTTATGCGCTCAATAACATCCCAGATGATGTTGCTGAGAAGCATCTGATTAAATATCCTGCTGACATCGCTCTCTTCGAGAGATACCCAGGCGACTGGGAGAGCCGAGTACAGGCACGCGAAAGCGGTAAGGTCGTAGAGCCAACCTCTGACGAGCTTAACACTGTTGTTGAAGATCTCCGCAAGGAAATCGAGGCTAAGGATGCAGAGATTGAGACTCTGAAAGCGGCAGCTGACAACGGCGAGAAGGACATCGAAATTGAGACACTTAAGGCTGACCTCCAGGCTGCCAACGAGACAATCGAGAAAAGCAAGCAGGAGGCTCAGGACGAAGTCTCCAGCCTCAACAAGACCATTGCCGAGCTGAAGGTGAAGTTGGCAGATGCCAACACAAAAATCGAGTCACAGGATGCTGAGATTGCAAAGCTCAGTGACGAACTCGCTACAGCCAAGAAGTCTGAGAAGAAAGCAGACAAGAAGAATGCTGCTACAGAGCAGAAATAATTAGCCCATTGTCCTCATGAACATCAATAACGTACAAAAAGCAAAAAAGCGTTTCGATACTTCGTATCTTAGCAATCTCGGAATACAGTCATACGGCAAGGATAATTTATATCCCCAGCGTATGTATGACCTTATCCGTAGCAGTGCCACAGGCGGAACGTGCTACGACCGTTATCAGACGTTCATCGAGGGCAATGGTCTTAACAATACGCAGTTTGCCGAATACGAGTGCAATCGTACTGGGCAGACTGTTGATGATATATACAGCCTTATTGCTCAGGACATGGCTCTGTATCACGGTTTCGCCCTGCATGTCAATTACAATATGATGTGCCAGATTGTGGAAGTGACCCATGTGCCGTTTATGCAGTGTCGCCTGGAAGAAGAAACCGAGGACGGTAAGGTCGTGCATATTGCTGTTCATCCCGACTGGAGTGGCAAGAAGACACGAAAAGGAAAGAACATCAAGGTAAGTAAAGAGGTTATCAAGAAGATATATGTGTTCAATCCTCGTAGAGAGGTCGTTCTCTCTCAGATATTAGCATCAGGAGGTATCGAGAATTACAGAGGTCAAATCCTTTGGTTCTCCATGGACGGCAAATGGGACTATCCCGTACCTATTTACGACAAGGTTGTAACCTGTCTTTCCATTGATGAGGGACTTGACAACGTGAAATACCGTAATGTTCGCAACAACTTCCTCGTCGCCGGTATGCTCGTTCACAAGAAGGGCTCATCCCTTGGTATCGACGAGAACGGCGACCCTATACAAGAAAACAACAGTGACATCAGCGAGAGTCTGAATATATTCCAAGGCGATGAAAACGCTTGCTCAATTATGGATGTAACCATAGAACAGCAAGAGGACACGCCCGAGTTCGTTCGCCTGGAGACCAACAACTTTGATGGAAAGTTCAAGACCACAGAAGACAGCGTTATCAGCCGCATTTATTCTGCTTTCGGTCAGGAGCCGTGGTATCGCATCCGCTATGGCAGCGTCGGCTTCTCAGGTGAAATGCTCTCTGATGCTTACGAATACTATAATTCTTATGTCAGCAAGGAGCGCCGTGCCATAAGCCGTGCCATGAAGCGCATCTTTGACAACTGGTATGAGCAAGCCAATCCCTCACAGGATTATGAGATACAGCCATTGGTATATGTAAAAAACGAAAATAAATGAAGCACCTAATTAGAACTGACGAGTTGAAGACACTTGGCCGCCCTATCGGCAAAGTGGCAGACGAGAAGCTAAACGCCTTTATATCCGAGGCTGAGCAGTTGCATATAAAGCCCATCCTTGGTGATGAGCTTTTTCTATCTCTACTCGAAGAAGTGGAGAAGGAGGACGATAGTCAGAAGAACCCCGTCAAGCAAACCCTGCTCAATGGTGGCTCATACTATACTGAAAAAGGAACAGAAAGAGAGGCTATCCACAGCTTCATGGGGCTTAAGGTAGCCTTGTCCTATTTCGTATATGCTCAGAACCTTATGGTCGGCGACATCGAAAGCACCCGCTTCGGCTCAGTTATCAAGAATGACGATTATTCCAATCGTGTATCTTCAAAAGAGCGTTCTGACGCATACAACAATACCCTTGAGGTTGCGAAAGCATATCTGAATGAGTGTGTCACCTACTGCAAGGCAAACAGACTCATACGAGCAGCAGGTAAGCCTGTTGCAAATATCGGAGGAATAACAATTAAACGTATCGGTTAACTATGATAAATATCCGTGGTCTGCTTAATGCCGGTATAGACTCTTTCGGACGCAACTCATCCGAGAGGTGGAACTTACTGGTGAAGGCTGTGCGAGAACTGCAAGACCTTTATAACAGAAAAGGCGGCAGTTTTTCTGGCACAGGCTCATCATCGTCAGGTTCCACAGGTAATGCCAAAGAAGCAGAGCACGCAAAGTATGCCGACAAAGCTAAGGACATAGACGAGAACAGCCCCGCATGGAAGCGTTGGCTGCGTAAGGACATCGAGGACCAAGCTGCAGAAGAAATAGGTTTCCTCAAAGGATTATGGATAAAGGTCAAAGGGCTGTTCTACATCGATGCAGAAGGAAATGCGAAACTTAATTCGCTGAACTTGAGCAACGGCCTTACGGTGAACGGCGAGACCATACTGAAAGAAGAAACGACTATTGGCGACTTCGAGAAGAACATACAGGTCGGCATAGGCTCCCGCCAAGGTATAAAGATGAAGCCCGACGGCAGCATCATTGCACGATCACTGGAACTATCCGAGTCACTGCAGGTTCCGACTATCAAGTATAACAGCATCGAGGTGTTGGCCGGCACACGTTGGGACTCCGCAGGTAAGGGACGTGTCAAAAGTGTCATTAAGACCGATGACAGCACGCATACGTGCCAATTCGTTCTTGATTTGAATGACGGAGAACCTGGCGAGTTTATCGTCAATGACATCCTGCGCGGCTTCTGGCATAATCTCGACGGAACAAAGAATGCCACAGCTAACAGCGACGACCGCCACGGAAATATCACCCGTGCAGGCTTCATGTCTATCTATTGCCGTGTCATCAAGGTTGAGGATGTGGTTGAGAGAGTTACTGAGAATGCCACCTATTATATTGCCAAAAACACCAATTATCAGCCACAGACTGGTGATGTTATTTTGAGCAATGGACTGGTTACCGTGCAGGTACGCCAGTACGAGACCACTCCAGTCACATTTTCCCCATATCCCGAGAAATGGGCTGTGCTCAGTGTCAGTGGATATTTCGGCACAGACCACCCCGAGCGTCAGAACTTCTTCATCTACACCACAAAATATATAGCTCGCTTTCAAGGAGTCAATACGTGGGAGTGGGAAGACCATTGCTTTATGGGCGGCTGGGGCGACCTTACAGGCTTCACGATGCTTAAAATCGATGATGACGGCGAGACGATATACCGCAAGGAGTTCAACGGCGAGTCATTCGTAACAAAGGATGCCCATATTTATGGAATACTGGAGCAGTTTACACGTTTCTCAGATTACATCGATGTAATCCTATCACACCCTGACGGTACTATTGCCAACAATGAGCAGATACGTGCTGAGTTTGTTCTGAAGGATATTGAGGGCAATGTGCTAACCAGCAACTACCACATGACCATTACAAGGCAGTCTGGTAATGCCGAAGCCGATACCGCATGGAATGATGCGATAGCCTCAACATACCCCGAAGGAATACCACAGGCAATGTATTTCCACTATTCAGACGTTCCAGAACACGGAGCGGTATTTGTGGTAGCAGCCAGCCGAAAGGTATCAACATCAGACGGGGCAGATGACACATACAGCACCTCTGCATCTTTCGTGCTATCACGTGCTGTAATAACGGAGGATTTCAAAGGCGAATGGAATGAAAAGACTACGTACACACGCGACGGAAGGAACTACCCTACCGTCACATGGGGCGGATGCAAATGGTATCTCGATGCTCCGACCAGTACAGGCGATGAGCCCTACCCAGGTTCTCCTGTATGGAAGATGTTGTACGGCATCGCAGATATGGAGATACGCTTCTATAATGCAACAGGTCAGCGTATAACGACATCAGCTCAGGTGCCCGGACGCGTTGACCTATATCTTGACCCTCATCTGTTCTGTGGTAACTTCGATATAACAGAGCTTCTTGAAGATAAAGATTGGTCATGGGAGCGATACACAGGAAATTACGGCGAAGAGACTGACAGCCGAGATCCCGACGTTAAACTTGCAGATGAAGGCTGGCCAGCGTTGCATTGGCAAGGTCGCCTCCCTACAAGGCAGATAAGGCTGCTTAACGAGGATATGCCCCCGACATGGGGAAGTGGACCAATCGTCCATTTTATTGTCACAGCCGTTTATGACGGTCTTGAGATACCGAACATCGTAACAATGAATTAAAACAAAAGAATATGGCACAACTGACATTTACTAAGGACGCTGCGAGAGGCTACCTCTCCAATGCTTTTAACGGAGGCGTAAATATCCACTGTGTGTTCAACGGTGGTGGTCGCCACGTGATTTTTATCGAGAGCCGTATCGGCGATATGCCATGGTCCGTGGTGCGTACCATTGTTGTCAACGAGCAGGATGTGTTCTCAATCACGCAATCGGCAAACAGCCAGCTTTTCCGTTTCTTCACTGACTCCGCACCTGTAGAGGCAGAGACATCCCCCACCTCATCGTCAGGCGGCGGTACTGGCGGTGCTCCTGCAGACCCGTCGCAGATTATTGAGCCTGGCACAAATGGTGACGGGACAGTAAACACCATGCAGGAGGTTATTGGTGCGTTCCAGAACTTCCCTGAGGGTAAGACAATCCAATCCGCCATAGATGAAATCTCTGGCGGCGGACTGGAGGACGAGGACATCGAGAACATTTTCTACCCAAAGGAAGCTGACGGAACAGAAGAATGACTTTAAGACGAACGAGATTTTTAACCCTTTTGTTTAATAAAAATTTTATATCATTATGAGTAAAAAAGCACTTTCACCCCTTGAGCAGAAGATCAAGAAAGCTTGTCTTGTTGCCAAGAAGTACACTGATGACAGTGTAAACGCGAGTACCTTAAAGAAGTATGTCAAGGCAGAAGCCAATGAGGGCTACCTCAAGACTATCATCCTCTCTGCAAAGGAGACACTTGATGACGCTACTAATGATGCTGGTCGCATCGAGATTAATATCCCTAAGGACTTCCTTGTAAAATCTGGTGATGTTAAGACCGTTGATACAGCTGACGCTCCTTATGAGGGCGCAAAAGCAGGCGACAAATATCTCGATTTCGTCATCAACTCTAATGACAACGATGACACCGACAAGCACATATACATTCCAGTACAGGATCTTGTTGACATCTACAAGGGTGGCAATGGTGTCAATGTTGGCGATGACAACACCATTTCAATCGTAGTAGCAGAGGACGGAGGTCTTGAGCTTACTGGTCTTACCGACGGCGAGAAGAAGCTGGCTATCAAGCTCGACACAGCCAACGCCAACGGTCTGGTTCTCACAGCTGACGGTCTGAAGCTCGCACTGGCCACCGCTACTACAGCGGGTGCCATGAGTGCTGAGGACAAGGTAAAGCTCGACAAGGCTCTGACATCTGATGACATCGAGCTTCTCACTGACGCAGAGATTGGCAGCTGGTTCGGCTACGACGAGACAGCCACCGGCACAATCCTTGGAGACTTCTCTGGCGACTCTATCACTGACGAGGTGTAAACCTTAAAACGAGTGAGCGATGGCAAAATTAAAGTTGAGCAAATTAGCATCGATATTGAAAAAGATGTCGTTGCTTGCAGTCGCAAAATTCGCCACTAAATCTTCACTGGGCACCCTTGCAAATAGGGTGACCCAGCTTGAAGAGAAAGACGGCCCATTTATGCTTGGGGTTGATTATGAGACAGGTTATCTTCAGCAGACAGGAACAGCAAACGGTACTTTCGGCGTTGACTACAAGACAGGGTATCTGACGTTCACTCCAGCTTCTGTAGAAGAAGAAAAATAATAATTAAACAATTCGACAATGAAGAACATAGCTAAGATATTAACATTTGCTAAGGGTATATACAGCGATACCCAGATGTACGATGTCCTCGATTTGACGCAATCGGGTCAAGCTATCTACCAGTCCAAACAGCCAGGAAACATCGGTCATCCTGTCACTGATAAAGAGTGGTGGGAGTTGCTCTTTGACCTCTCAGAGGCTATCAAAGCCTCAACGAATGTCAATGCCCCCGAGACAAGCGAAGGCTCCGCCGTGGTCCGTCTTATGGCTGTAGATACAAACGGACAGATGTGCTCTATCTCACCTCTTCAGATTGTGAAATACGTCATAGAGAATCTATTGGAATACGACCTGATAGCCAGAGACAAATAAAAAGTGACTTATGAAAAGGATATTTAATTCTCGTCCATTAGCGGTAACTACAATCTATAGGCCACTTACGACCTCGCTTAAAATCATGGCATTGGGTAGTTTACCGACTACGCAGTTCTACTATCAGTCTGCGCAGGAATGGCTGCCCGACCATGCAAAACAGCCTGTGTATGCCGACAATGGTGTTCAAGAGGACGGTGTCTTGAGACTACGAGCCAACTACTTCATGCAGGATGAAGATGACCTGATAGATACATCAAAAATCACTCCGCAGATTTACTGGTATGTTAATGAGGCACAGATAACATTCACAGATACGTCCAAGGACTATTACATAGCAGGTCGTGACCTCTATGTGAAAAAGAACTTTACGCATTTGGATGGCGCAACCATACGTTGCGATGTGGTTTTCACCGACCCACGCAATTCCCAGCCAATAGTGCTGAGTGACACGTTGGTGTTGAATGCTGTGTTAAAGGCTAAGGACGCATGGCAGATAAATCTCTTGTGTGACAGGACGCGCAAGCACTACCCTATCACAAGCGAGCAGACAATCTATGACTTCGAGGCAGAAATCCGTGAGGGTGCCATTCTCAGGAACGATGATGTGTCATGGTTCTGGGATTACAGCCTCGACAATGGCAAGACCTTCAAAACGATCAACGCCGATTGCCTGTGGTACGTCAAGGGATTATCCACGAACAAGCTTACTATCGATATGGACTATATCGAGAACATCCTTGTGCGGTGCAGAGTTGGAAGCACAAAGGATAAAAAGACTCCAGACTTGCCTAATGAGGCAACGGTGTCAATGTCATGGCGCTGGCCAGCATTGAAGCCAGAGGTATTCAGCTACGGCGGAAATCGTATCTTTGCCGAGAACGCCAGCATGCGCTTCGGCTTCTTCGTTCATATCCCGAAGCACGATGATATGACGTACGAGCAGAAACAGCACTGGCTTACGACCAACTGGATTGTCCGAAAGCAAGGCAGTACCACCGACTTCGTTGACCTCAACAAACACGGCATGGAGGTTGATATTGCCCAGCAGTTCCTTATGAACAATGCCCTTGGCAAGTTTATCCCAGATCCGCAGATTGGATTGAGGGGCGTCTATGACGTAGTAGCCTTTAACGACGGTGAGATAATAGAGCTGTCGAATGGCGAAACATTTGCAATTCGTACATAATTAATTAATAATAAGTGTTATATGAAAAAATCAAAAACGACACTCGCTAATGGCGAGGGTATTTCAAAAGTCCTCACAGTGACAAGCCAAGGCAATGTCTATGAGGCAACACCTGAGGAAGTGGGCGATGTGCAGACACCGGCCGCTGTCATCGGTGCGCTGTCAACCAACTTCACTCTTGAGGGAAACAGCAATCCTGCGTTTACTCTCAATAACCGTGGAGCAGCCGAATTGTATCAGTCCCAAATGGGCGGTTACATGTTCTTGGTAAAGAGCGGCACTATCTATGCCGCAAAACTTAATGGTGGCAACTGGAACCGTTTTGCTGACGGCACTCCAGTATCGGACGCATCAAAGTTCGAGACAATGGTGCATGTGCCCGATTGCCATTACAAAGGAGAAGGCAAGCATCTTAATTTCGGCGGTCCAGTACCTATCGACGGAGGACACGTCTTCGGTTCTCCCCATTGGGTAGGAGCATACCAGATGTATGTCGATGCAGCTGGCAAAGGACACTCTCGTCCTGACGTTGCTCCTACGCATTCTAAGACGATGACAACATTCTGGGGTCATGCTCAGAACCTTGGAACTGAGTTTGGTTTGGCAAACTACGGCTTCCATTGCCTCATCAATGCTCTTTATCAGGCACGTTATGGTAATCTCAACTCACAGAAGACTATCGGTCCCGGTTTCCAGACTGTAACTGACGGTTTGGGTTGGGAAGCACTGCGTGATGTTCCTATGGGACTGCTTCGCTCTCTTGGTGACGGTTCTGGTAAGGTTCTCTACAAAGATGCTCATGGCGACAAACAATATCCAGTAAAGCTGTTCGGTTTTGAGGACTTGTGGGGCAAACTCTGGGAGTTCTGTCCAGGTATTCGCTTCTATATGGAAGGCAGCACACGTATCGCCTTGGTTTACAATGGAAACATCGTAAGCAACACGATAACAAAGAACGATGCCGCATTTGACCATATGTTTGAGTGTGCAGTTCAGTCCGCAGGCGGCGAGTACGTACGCTCTATGGAGTGTGGCGAGTTCTGGGATATGATTGCCCAGAGCGTATCAGGCGCAGGTAGTGATACATACTACTGCGACGGCTATTGGGCTGCTACAGCTGGCGAGCTGCTGGTCTTTGGGGGTGGCGCGAAGTATGGCGCTCGCTGCGGGCTCTCGTACGCGAACTCGCATCCCGGCTTCTCGATCTCGTGGACGTACAGCGGCGCTCGGTTGGCCTTCTACGGAGAACCGAAAATCGTTAGCGGCGCAGAGTTGGAGGCTCTTGCTGCTTCATAAAAAGCAGCATGAGCAGCTCGCAAGAACGGAATCGTGGGGCGGCTCGTCCGCCCCTGCTCTGATAACAAAAATGTACATTGGAAATAAAAATGCCAAAGTAGCGTGACGGTGGTCACGGCTTCAAATGACACAATGAAATAGAATGGTGTGCCACCTGATGACGTGAAAGGTATCTTTCTACAGCGTCACTGGGAGTATGGCACACAAGGGCAGAAGGAAAGCCTCATCCACAATCGAAATCGGAGACGGCTCTGCCCGAAAAGGCAACAAATCGTGGAGCTGCTGATCGTTGGGGGTAACGCGAATAATGGCGCTCACTGCGGGCTCTCGTACGCGAACTCGAATAACGGCTTCTCGAACTCGTGGACGAACAACGGCGCTCGGTTGAAATTATACACTATAAACAAATAATATTTGTCCGAAAGGGCACACGGTTGAGCCTGTCTCGATGGAGGGATTTTCCCGACAGAGCAAACACATAGAGGCGTAGGGTATGAAATAGAGTCCCCATGCGCAAGTAAGCAATGCAGTTGTACGCATATACCGAAAGCCCGTGAGCCATTGAGTGTAGAAGGCGTGTCAAAGCCACCTGAAAGCGAAAGGCATAGAATATATGGCAGAAGAACTTGCATACAAACGAAAGGCACGTAAACGTGGTAAGAACCGCAAGGTGCGCAAATCTTTGGTAAGCGAAATGGAAAACTTGGAAAGAGCTGTTCGCGAATCGAGGAAGCATAAGCGTATGCGCCACGGTGTGCGAGAGTATGACAAAGACAGCAGGAACAATCTTCTGAAACTTAAGAAGATGATTGATGATTGTACTTATCATACATCCCCTGGGCATGAGTGCTCAAGACTCTGTCCGTGCGGAAAGGTACGAATACTTCATAAAGTGCCATATTATCCTGACCACATCGACCACCATGCGCTAATGCAGATTATCCTCCCGATACTCTATAAGTATTACTACTTTGACTCATCGGCGAGCATAAAACACAAAGGCATGCACTTTGCTTCGAGAAGAACAAGGCGGTGGATAGATGAGCATAAGGGCGCAGGACGCCTTTATTACGCAAAGATAGACTTCGTTAAGTTCTACCACAATATCGTGCAGCTGAAGATATACGAACATCTTTGCTCGATATTCGGCGACAAGGGCATCCGTTATTTGCTGTGGGAGGTAGTGACGGCTTGTGATGAAGGTCTTGGCATCGGCTTATACCCTATACAGCCAATCGTCAATTCCTACACGTCCCCTATGGTACGCCTTGTGATGTCGAAATTCAATGTACGTATAGAAATCTACTGCGATGACATCATAATTATGTCAACAGACAAAAAAGAAGTATGGAAGGCTGTAAACTTCATCAAAGATTACGCCCGCAATGTTATGGAGCAGCCGATACACGAAAATATAGGTGTGCAAATCATAGATGACAAGCACGGCTTGGATTTTGTCGGCTACAATCATTTCTTTAACCATACCCTACTTCGAGACACAATGAAACGAAAGTTTAAGCAGAAGATGCACCGTCTGAATGACCCGCTCAGACGTTATCAGGCAGCGACGAGTTATAAAGGCTGGCTCAAACATTGTAATGGTTACAATTTATGGAAAGATGTAATGCACATGAAAAGTTTTAAGGAATTAGCAGTACCAAAATTTGAGAAGAAAGACGCCAATGGAAAGCGTATGCTTGAAGGTATGCGTGTGCAAATGGAGTCACTTGAGGGTCACGAGATTATTTTTCTTGACGTTGAATTTGATGTACGTTCCAAATTTGACGGAAAGAAGAATGAGCCCAAATACTCTGCAGTGGTTCAAGTTGAAGACTTCGGCAAGAAAAAGAAGTTTTTCACAAACAATCCTAAACTGCAAGAGACGCTACGTTATTGCAAGGAGAATGAACTATTTCCATTTCGTGGAACTCTCGTGAGACTGAACAAAACCGGACTGCCCGATTATGAAATACAATAATATCAATTTTTAATTATATCTATTATGGAAATTAAGAAAGCACAATTTGACCAGAAGCCTTCGCTCGTAGAGTTTGAGGGCGAGATTGTCCGTATCAACTTCGACATCGAAGAAAGTACGGTAGTGTTAAACAAAGAAGGAGAAGCAGAGGCAGAGGATGCAGAGCCTGCGACTCGTGTCATCTACCTTGCCCACGTTATCCGCGTTGGTCATCCCCTTTCTCTTGAGAACATCAAGGAAGCTGTAAAGGAGCTTGGCTTTGATGAGTTCAAGTCTGAAGCTGTAGCAGCTGAAGCGCTGTTGTTCCTCGCGCAAAACGGCAATGCTGTCGGTGATCCTGTTGAGCTGGCTAAGCGTCTTGTCACTGCAAAAATCGACGCCTACGACCAGTCTGATGCTGTCAACCAGTTCATCTTTAACGGTGTCCCTATGTGGCTTGACAAGTCAACCCGCAACGGCCTCATCGCTCGTATCAATGCTGAGAAGTCCATGGGCAAGGAGGAAACCACCCTTTGGCTCGGCACCCAGCCTTTTACGCTCGGCACCACCGAATGCCTTGACATTCTCAACTCCTTGGAAGTCTATGCTTCTGAATGTTTCGACAAGACAGCCGAGCATAAGTCCATTATCCTCGGTCTCGTAGATGTCGAGAGCATCCTTGCCTACGACTACAAGGCAGGTTATCCAACAAGTCCGTCGTTTAACTAAATCGCAAGCCTTATGATGACATTTCTAATTATATCCGCTCTGCTGACACTGGTTTATGTCGGCTTGGCAATATGGCATTTCAAGAAATTGCCTCACAGCATTTCCGCAATGGTTTACGACCTACCAAAGAAATGGCAGTGGGTGTGGACCGCATGGCTGGCTCTTGTGACTACACTCATCGCCCCTCCGCTGATAGCGGCAATGCCGCCTACATGGTTCTCCATATCGGCGAATTCATTCATCGTATGCCTTGCTATGGTTGCAGCGATGCCGCTTATTCCAGGGAATAATGAAGCCCATGAATTCATTGCAATAATTGCAGGTATTCTTTCTCAGGTTTGTGTGGCAATCATTAATAACTATTGGCTACTGCCTGGCTACTCTTTATCGCAATATTCATCTACTCCGTCAAGAAGAAAGGCAAATCAATTTTTGATGGCAAAGGTGTCTTTGTGACAGAGGCTATATGTTGGCTATCTCTTGTAGGTAGCATCGCAGTCAAACTATTATAACAATAAAAAGAACAACGTATGAATAATGCGATAAGTAATCATTTCGCCATTACTGCATTGCAGGAGGGTATAACAGTGCAAGGTTCACTTAGAATAAATGGCTCTTTATCTCAGAACTTCAATCCGAGGACTGGCGTTCCTGTGCCGAACTGGAAGACAGATGCAGCTTCTCGCCCGTCTATCTATCCTGTGATACGCAGAGGTGCGACCTATATGAGTAAGAACCAGATTAACAACTCCAGCTGGATGTATAACGACATCAAGATCGTGTTCGACAGCAATGGAAAGTCAACGAACTTCAAGGACTCCGAGAACTCCCCGCTGTTCCAGCTTGGCACCACAAACGTAGAGCTTGGAGGTGTCAGCTATTCCGTTGAGCTGTTGACCATAATCAGCAATGTCGCATCAGAGAACAATACCGACCTTGACACTATCAGCTATTCTGGAAGTGTTGAGCTTAACGGTAAGCAGATAGCGTTCCCTACCTGCTCCGTGGATATTAAGATTTCTCAGATGTCAACGACAGGCTATCTTGGTTTGCTGTCTCCCGAGTCAGCTATCATCAGCGAAAAGGGACAAACTGTAGAGATTACAGCAACGCTGTATGACGACGCAGGAAACCAGCCGTCATCTTGGTATGCGAAATGGTACGATGCAGGCACTGGAGCCGAGATAACCGCAGCTCGTGGCACAAAGAAGCTGACGGTAAAAGAGTCGGATGTTACGGATAATATGGTTATCCGATGCGATTTCTACACCGACAGCAACTACACGAATAAGGTCACAACTGCTTTTGCCTCCATTGATGACACTCAAGACCCCGAATATCTGTACGTGTCGCTCAATGGCAGCAACTCAGACTTCAGTGGCCAGTTATCGCCAGGCGAAAGCTGCACCGTCTCCATGTGGGTTGCTACAATGGAAGACAGCACGGCTATCAACAATGCCTATACCAAGTTCGATGTTAAGTTCTATGACGGCAACCAGTCCGAGATTGCGTCAGGCACACCGCCGGTCACTGTGAACAATCACAAGGGACAGGCTAAAATCACGTATGACTTTGTAGCGCAGCACGGCTATAAGATAGTCGGCATTGTTACAGCTCAGTAGAAGTAAAAAGTAGTAGCTTATGAAGAATCTTATATCGACCACTTTTGCCGTATCAGCAACCAAAGAGGGCAAAGATGCTTACATCCTTGACTTGACGAACCAAATGAACTCCATTGCCGTCGATGTCAACGGAAAGGTAATCTATGCTACTACCCTCACGACGGTAGCCCGCATCATCAAAGGTGCGGACTACGTCCGTGAGGACATAGGACTGCCCACCGCCAGCTTACTGAAGATCGAGGATGTCGTGCCCACAATATCAAACGTGGGTGGACTGGTCACCATTGAATGGATTATTGCAGCAGGTAAGACGTTATCATCTGAGAGATACCGCAAATCCATTCAGATGACGCATGGCGGTAACACATATTCAGCCGATTATGTTGTAAGGACAGACAGAAGTGGTGCGACATACGACCTGAAGCCGTCTATGACTGACATCCCATTTGTTAGGGATGCCAACTATAACCTCATACCCGCAAGCCAAACCGTCTATTGCGGATATACAAAAAATCAAAACGGAACAATCAGCTCCTATGGCGGAAAGACCGCAGCTGAGTTAGACAACATCGACGGGAAGTATTATATCTTCTATCGATATGTGAATAACGGTGGCACATTCACCTCATGGTCGAGAATGTCCGGAGTCAGTGGTTATGGGCTGAGTGTCGGCAACAGCACTTCCTATGCAGCTGTGGAGTTCTGCATTTCGAGTTCCGCATCCTCCCCTGCAGACAACAATATAATAGACCGCGAGACGGTGCCGATTGTAAAGCAGTCAGAACGTGGCTACGGCATTGTGACCTCTGTCACCAGAAATAACTTCACGGAAGCGCAATGGGCAACATACGGAGCAACAGGACATTCAGAGACATGGACCGATACCAGCGGCATCCGCAATAACGCCCGTGTCGGCGACCTGTTTACTGTTGTAGGACAAGCCACCGACACAGGCAATGGTCATACCGCTATCTATCGATGCACCAACGCCAGCGGCAACCTTGCCGGTACCTGTATAGGTCATACCATAAGCAAGGCAGGCGAGAGCCCCTTTATCGTTGACTTGTCAAACGAGGCTGACCTTATTGGCACAGACTCAAGCGGAAAGACTACTGAAGCACAAGTGCGCACTACAAAACTCAAGATGTTCATCGGCAGCAAGCAGCAAACGCTTACTTCTGACCCTACTGTAGTGCTCACTTATGCAAGCTCTGGTGCAGCCGTACCTACAAGTGTTGCAAAGGCTACAAACCTCTCAGGTAAGAATACGAATGAGGGCACCGTGTCAATAACAGTATATTCCGGTCAGACTGTCACAGATGCCATATATGCAGACATCACCGCAGCTTGCGCATCAGGGTCTAAGACAGCTCGTTTCACCATGAAAGCGCTGAAAGCTGGTACGGATGCTGAATTGTTACAGCTTAATTTAGACTATGATGCGCTGTCATTTAGCCGCAAAAACGACAATACCCTTTCTCCAGACAGAATTACGCTGCACGCCTATGTCGATAAGACTATCGGGAATACCACTACGAAACATACATCTGCATTGAGCGGATATAAAGTTTACTTTGGTTATGACAATGGCAGTGCTCAGGATAACGGTGATGTCGGACGCTCATTCAGCATATCTAATTCTGCGGCAGAGTCTCATACACAAGTATGGGTGGAACTAAGGAGCTCCAAGGATAATTACGCAAGCTGGATAGACCGCGAGACGGTGCCAATCGTAAAAGACGGCACACATGGTGGTCCCGGAGTCCCTGGAGGTGACGGTAATGGTATCAAAAGCGTAACGCTGCACCGTATGTTCACAATGGTATTCGCTGCGCCCGCTGCAAATGATAGCGGTTGGATAAGTGAGTCATCTGGCTCATACCCCACCGAGACTGGCCTATCTAAGACGAGCAGGTATCTATGGCAGAAGAAGACAACTACCTACACTAAGAGCAGCTCTACTACAACCGAAATATCCCTTGTTGCTCAGCTCGACACAGGTATTCAAGAAAACTTACTGGAGGACACCGCTTTCCTTTCTCTCGGTCAAATGGAGGCTTGGGAAAAAGTCGCTACAGGAAGTATAATCTCGAATATGGTCGGTGCGCATAACGGATTTGGTACAATATCGAACTTAAATGGAGTATCATATCAAGATATTCTCAGACAAGTTGTTTATGGAACTAACAAAGAAAAGCTCCAACCCAATACGTGGTACACGCTGTCTTTCTATGCAAGAATATTAGGTGGTGGCAAGCTCAATACTTATTTATATCGTTCAGATAACGGAGTCGCAGTACAAGCGTCGGCATCCGTGCCGTGGTTTGTTGACGGTAAGATGTTCACATCCGCAGGAACACTTTCAGACGGAACAGAAGTCGGCTTTTCTCAAGACGGCCGTGTCAGCTGGCAGCTATCATCAGACGTAGTGCGCCACTCTGTAACATTCAAGACACCCTCAACGTTGACAAGCGGATCCACATATTACGTCTTGTTCCGTATGGTCGAGCATCTTAAAATGGTGTATATTTCAATGCCGAAATTGGAAGAGAATACGATTGCTACTGAGTGGATAGAGCATTACAATGACCGTATGGCGGACGATATGCAGCATATCTACACAGGGCTCTGGCGAGCAAGTACTACCGGCGACGCCTCAACAAACTATCTGTATGCCCTTGGCGTTCGTCATGTCGTGCGTGCCATTGAGTCTGCCAGTGGTAAGATGACATTCTTCCGTATGAGACAAAGAACTACCTCCGCTGGATATTGTTCTCAAACGCAACCATACCAGGACACCAATCACTGGGAACGTGCCGACTACCTGAAGTTCGTCGCCGCTGACCTCATTCTTTCGGAGGAAATAATAACAGACAAGCTGACCGTAACAAAGATACATTCCGCAAATGATACTTTTGTCGTTGATGAAAAAGGCAATGTGACGTGCAATACTGGAACATTCACGAATGTTACAATATCTGGAACACTCAAAGGTGTAACAGGCACATTCAAGAGCTTACAGTGCCTAGATAATAAAGGAAATGTTGTTGGTGAAATATCTTTCGACTCTAACGGTAGATTGTGGTTTTCTGGAGACATGTACCATCAAGGCTACGATAGCGCAAAAGGAAGAAGTTTCCGTTTTTATGCATCAGATATATGGTGCCGTGGCGCATTCGGAGCAAGAGAAAGAACTATTGTCGAGGTAACTGGCAGAACAGCTAAATATTACGATAAGGGTACAGACCAAACACCAACGTCATTAGCTTTATCATCAGCGACATATAATAATGAGACGTATTATAAGATACCATGCTATGGTCAATCAGGAGATTACGCAGGTATGCCTGTAGATATTGTAGTGTTTAAGATTAATGTAGGAACTGTCTATAGGTACGAACTAGGTATGACAGAGACCCAGAGGGTTCTTGTAGTAAATGCTAACGATGACAACAATAATGTCTATATATATTCTCACGGAAATAAGGTGAAGTTTGGTGGTGGACAGCTTGCGGAAGTAGTTAAACTTCCAAGTTTTGCAACCCCTACCCAAGGAACATCAATCTTAGGACGTGGATTATTTGTTGGAACAATAAGTGATAATAACTGGTAATAATATAAAAATACAACTATGAAATTAAATTTTGACAACATCGAGATTTATGACAATCTCTCAAAAACAACATCCCACGTACAGAATATTCGTGAGGATTTTGCTAACTATATCTATAACAATGGCGAGGGTATTGCCGCTCATGCCCTTGCATTGAAGATATACAACGGCACCCAGGAAACAGAATTCAATGAGAATGAGTTAAATCTCATTAGTATGTATACCCGGGGATGTACGCCTGCAATTATTGACGCAATTACCGAAATGGTCGCTAAATCCGTAGGCATTCCAATGCAGTAAATTACAGTTTTTTTGTACGTAAATAACTCAAACCGTACTGCCTGTTAAGGTCGTGCGGTTTTCCCAAAAAAATATTGCAAAATATTTGGA